GCTGTCGCTCGTGTTTTTAGTCTTGTTCTATAACCTGTCGCTCGTGTTTTTGGTTTTGTTGTATAAGCTGTCGATGTTGCGTTTGCTTCATATACTCTTGCTCTTTTTCTTGCTTTTGCTGCAGACGGTGTTTCTGTTTCTTTTGCTTTTCTTTCAGATTACCTTGCGCTAACATTTATTATACACCTTGATAAAAATATTTATAGTAAACATTTAAATTTTAAATATTTATAATATATTTAATACAAATTAATTTAGTTTTTTATACTACATAGTTATTGTTTTTTATAATAAGTCTTTGTGACTGATGTCATTGATATAACTGCTTACTCTTACAATTTATTATGCACCAGATACTATTACTCTTCTATCATAAACCACTTACTTATTCTCTTGTACTAACGTAATATATTGACTCTTTTCATAAAACTCATAATTTTACTAAAGCGACAAAAACTCTTGAAATATTTCGTGTCTTCTTGTTCAAGCTCTTGTTCATGCTCTTGCACTAGCGCTAGATGCTGTCGCTGATGTTTTTCTTCTTGCTTTAAACGTTGACGCTGACGTTGGCGCTCTTGTAAAAAACGCTCTTGTTTTTGCTTTTGTTCTTGCATCAGACGCTGACGCTGTTGTTTTTGTTCTTGTGCCAAACGGTGACTTTTTTGCTTTTGTATCAAATTATTTTGTTCTTCTTCTTGCTTTTGCATAAGATGATTACATTGATTCTTATGCCCTTCCATCAGACGCTCTTGTAATGACATTTGTTCCCGGTGACAAGATGTCATGTGTCTCGCTGGAATAAAACTAATTATATTATAAAACTAATAAATAACTTTTATTTTCAATTTTTATATTTATAATATGTTTATTTCAAATAAATAAAATAAAGACCTATCACTTTTAATAAATAAATTAATTTTTAAATAAAAATTAATTTAGTTTTTATACAACAGAACCCTTATTTTTTTCCACACGCTGCCTATGTCAATGTCGTCTATTACCAAAGCTGATGATGTAATCAGCAATCAAAAGTCATAGTTATCAACATCTACCGCCTCAGCAAGCTGCGCACGCTTGAACTTAAGACAGTCTTCTGCCTCATTAAGCTCCTTTGTTATCTGAAGGACCTTTAGAGCTTGAAGTTCCTTTGCAGCCTGACGCTTCTTTGCAGCATGAAGCTTCTTTTTCACCTGAAGAAGCTCTTTTGCCGCTTGAAAAATGTCCTTTGCTACTTGAAGGTCCTTTGCTACTTGAAGGTCCTTTGTCGCTTGAAGATCCTTTGCCACTTGAATGTCTTTTGCCGGAAGATTCGTGTTGTTTATTACAATGTCAAGTTCAGTGTAGCAGCGCTTCATTATTTCACATATACGATCCGTTTTACGCCCATTGGGTGTATTTTTGTGTGGATAAGAATAAGAAAGGTAAGCAACTTTGTTCTTAATATACTCGAGCATATGCAATTGCTTACCAGGATCCATCTGCGTGTTTGTTGTTAATATTGTGAGATGAGATGATATAAAATTAATTTTATATTAGAACAAGTAAAAATTTAAATATTTAGAGCAGTGCGTATTTTAAATTAATTATTAAATTTAACTAGAATTAATCAATAAAATCAATATTATTTAAGCTTTTTAAATTATATTTAAAAATAAATTATCTTCTATTATTATTTTTTCTGTAAAATTTTCTTTATTATATACTTCTTTAATTTCATTTAGAGTGGGGTATATTTTAAATGCTGATTTTTCTTTATTATAAAATATTTTTTTACATTCTTCTGGATGTTGCTCTAAATGTATATTATAAACATTTGTTTTTTTTTTAGTATTTTCACTTAACCATAATAAATAATCATATTTTAAATTATAATAAAAATCTTCTTTATATTTTCCAAAATCAATTTTAATATCATGTGTAGAATTTCTAAATTTTTCTAACCATTCTAAATATAATTCTAATACAATTTTATTTTTTGAGTAATATCCTAATAATTCAATTATTTTATAATAATTTATATTTATTTTAAAATTAATAATTTCAATACAATAAAATATAAATTTAATTATATTATTTTCTTTTTCTAATAAATTATCGTAATTTGTATAATCATATTCTATTATTAAAGGTTCTACTATCCATTTTAATTTTTGATTAGTAATTTCTGATAATTCTTTTAAAAAATAATTATTTCTTTTTATTGGTTCTAAATAAGTATAATAATTAAAAAAATATAAAGTTAAATATAAATGTTTACCATGCATATCTAATAAACATCCTTTTGGATATTCTTTTTTTATTCTATAAAATATTTTATTATAAATAATAATTTTTTCTATTTTATTTATTTCTTTGTTTTTATAATTAACTAATTTATTATTATCAAAATAAATAGTTAAACATGGTTCATTAGAATTTTTATAATATTCATATTCATCCCTAAAAATATATTCATCTTTAAAAATAATTGTTTTTGTAATTTTTATTTCATTATTTATTGTTTTTAAAATTATTGGTTCTTTTATATTTAATTCAATATTACTATATTTTGTTGATATTCTTTTTTTAAAAACAATCTCATTATTATGAAATATATTATACCAATTATTTGTAAAAGAATCTTTGCTTTTACTATAACAATTAGTACAAAGTTTTGTTTCAACTGTTAAATTAATATTACATTTATTACAATATGATTGATTTCTGTTAAAAAAATAAACATACTCTTTTCTTTCTTTAAAAAATTTAAAACCACAATCTATTAAATCTTCTAAATCATCTAAATGAAACTCACAAATAATTGTAATTTTTTCATTATCAATTTTATGTGTAGATCCATCACTAATATAATGTTGATAATTATATTCTTCTTTATATAAATCATTAATACTTTCAACTATTTTTTTTATTTCATATTCATATGAAATTGGAAAATATTTTAATATAAATTTTTCCATTTCAATTATTTCACAAAATATGTAATTATTATCTAATTGTTTTATAAATTTTAATATATAATTTTCAAAATGAATAAAAACTGGTTTTTCAGCAGATAAAAAAAATGGTTTATTTATATTTTTAATAATCATAAAACTATCACATAGTTCTATCAATTTAATTATTTTATTATAACAACAACTTTTTTTTTTAGAATTCTTTTTTTTACAATTATCACATATTTTAATATAATATTCACAATCTTTACATAGTTCATTTTTACAATTATTACAACAATTAGTTGTTTCATCTATTAACCATATCATATTATCATAAAAATCTTCTCTTTCTTTAATTTTTGTAGAAGTAATATTAGAATGTTGAACTTCAATAACTAATTTTTTATCAGGATTATAAATATCTGCAATATGTTTCTTACTATCTTTAGTAATAACATATTCAAAATATTTTGTATCAACAAATGATTGCCAATATTGATGCCAAAAAGTCATACTATCTGTTCTTCTAAAAGAATCACATTCTATTTTATCTTCATGTGCAAAATGATGCATTTTTATTTTTCCTAATTTTGCAATTAATTTAGTATTACAACAAATACATTTTATATAATTCCTTTTATTTATATTATCTAATAAATTAAAATCTTTAATTGATATTTTATTATTATCATATAAACAAGTAGTTAAACTCATTGATTATATAATTATCTAAATCTTTAATTGATATTTTATTATTATTAAATTATATAGATACTTTCTAAAAGTATAAAAAACATGCATTTTTTTGGTGATGGACTAATTAAATATATAGATACTCATCTATGTTTTTTTTATTAGAATCAATTAACTCATAAATGACATTTAATGGTTTTTTCTTACTAAAAATAGCAGTACCACTTAACCATTTTTTGTAATACACGGACTCCAATATCTATATTTATATCCATTTATTTTTTCTTTTAATTCTTCTTGTACATCTATAAAAGGACATAAAATTTTAGTTTCACCAAAACAAATAATTTATGGTTTTTCTACTTCAATTAACTCATATAACTCATTTGTTTTCATACTTTATCGAATACCATTATTTTCATTATATATTATATATTATTATATATGAATTTAAGTGTTCAATATTTTTTATTTTATTAAATTAAATAAAAATTATATTTTTTTATACCATATATTATTATGAATAAATTGTATGTTAATTTTATATTAATAATATATATTTTAATTTTTATATTTATATTATGTTATGATCCCTATGAATATTTTTATATAAATGAAGAATTTACTAATACACAAATTGTTAAACCACAATCAAAAATAGGATTAATTACTATAATGCGCAAACCTATTGATTTATCATTATGGCTCAAATACCATCGAAATTTAGGTATAACTAAATTTTTCTTTAGAGTTGAAGATACGCCAGAATTAGAAGATTATTTAAAAAATCAACAAGATGTATGGTTTGAAATGAGTGAATCAGATAAAAAAGGTAATAATTATGAAACTTTATTACAAAGACACACTATATTTATAGCTAAAATTTTAAAAGTATCAAAAGAATATAATATTGATTTTTTATTTAATGTAGATGTTGATGAATTATTACATGGTTCACTTTTATTTTTAGATAATCTTGATAAAAAATATAACTGTTTAGTAATTGAAAATGCAGAAGCAGTTTATAACGAAAATGAAACATCTTGTTTTTCTGCTACTAAATTTATAAAATGTGGACAAGGAGCACCGTGTCGTGCTTATGCAAATGGTAAAAGTGGTGCTCGTGTTGTTGATGGTGTTTATTCGGGAGGACCTCATCGTTTTAATTATAATAATAGTTATTCGGGTGATAATGTATATAATGTACCTTTTAATGATTTAAAAATATTACATTTTGAAGCATGTTCATTAGGAAGTTGGTTTGAAAAGTTTTATCATTTAAGTAAAAATGAAAAAGATAATATTCCTTTTTCATATTATAAAGATAGTATAAATGCATCGAAAAAAGCATATGAAACATATAAAAAACATACAATGGATTATGCAAATAATATTTCACAAGATCTTTTGTTTATAAAAGACTCGAATATACCCTAATAAATATTGAAAATTTATTAGTTTATTAGTTTATTTTTACTTTATATTGTTTGAGTAATCTAAGCTAATCTATAGTTATGCTTTTATTTGCTGCTATAAAAGATGTAGTTGATATAGCACATGCTATGAAGGATGTTATTAATGTCACTAAAATAGTTTCTGTTACAAAACCTACTGAAGATGTTGAGTTAGATAGAGTAACACTTGATGGTTGGTTAGTTGTATCTTATCCCTATATTCGTTCTAATTCTAATTCTATTCTAATTAAAACAAATACGTAAATATACTATTATAATTACTAATTTTTTTATTATATATATTCAATATATTTGATTCCAAATTGATGTGCATTTATTTAATACATATATTGAAAAGCAATTAACAGAATGACGATAATTATTACACATTTTTGTCTAAATAAGTTTAAATATAAAAATATATAAGTTTAAATATAATATATGAATTTTCATATTGTAGTAGCAAGATATAATGAAAATATAGAATGGACAAAACAATTTTCAAACGTAATTATTTATAATAAAGGACTTCCATTGCAAAATAGTTATAAACAAATTTTTTTAAATAATGTAGGTAGAGAGTCCCATACATATTATAAACATATTTTTGATAATTATAATAATTTAGCAGAATATACAATTTTTTTACAAGGAAATCCATTTGACCATTCACCAAATATAAAATCTAATTTAAATAATTATATTAATAATAAAAAGTTAAATATTGATTTTGAGTTTTTAAGTGAAAGGATTATATCTTGTAATATAAAAGGATGTATAGAACATAAAGGATTACCATTAATAGAAACATACGAAAAAATATTTGGTGAAAAAAAAGATAATAATAATTTTTTATTTGGTGCGGGTGCTCAATTTATAGTATCAAGAAAAAGAATATTACAAAGACCAAAAGAATTTTACTTAAATATTATTAAAATATTAGAAACAAATATAAGTCCAATAGAAGGATATGTTATTGAAAGATTTCATAAATTAATATTTAGTTAAATAAATTAAAACAACTTATATTTGATTCCATAATTTATGTAAATTCCAAATGGGTGTACGCTTATTTAGTGCCCATTTTGAAAAGCGATTTACATAATGACGACAATCATTAAAACCTAAAATATATTTTCTTTGTAATGTTTTTTCAAATAATTGTACTTCTTCTAATGTTTTATTTGTTTCACCCCAATAAATAGTTTTATTAGGTATATTTTCCATTATATAAAATTTATATATTTTTTCAATGAATGTTACTTCTTTTTTTGAATCTTCATTTATTGTATTAGTTATATTATATTCGCATTTATTTAGTTCACAATTATTTGGGTCACAATTATTTGGTTCACAAAATGGTCGATAATCATATCTTATAATTGTATCATCATTTTTAAAACTAATTCCAATGTGATATAAATTTAAATTATTATTAAATTGTTCTAAATATAAATGAACTTGTGTTTTATGATTATTTATTGGTATATTAAAAAAATAAGTATTTTGAAAATATGAAAATAATAATAGTAATTTTGTAAACATGTTTTTAATTATTATAACTTAGAAAAATAATTAAATTATTTATCTTAGTATTAAAAAATTGATATATTATTATTTAATATTAATAAATGATAATATAACATAAAAAATGGAACCAATACTTGAATTCAAAAGCAAAGAATCAGAAAGTGAAGAATCAGAAAGTGAAGAATCAGAAAGTGAAGAATCGAAAAGTGAAGAATTTAAAAATAAAAAATCAGAAAGTAAAGAAACTGATTATTATATGAATTTAATAGCTAATCCAAATAAAATTGTTCTTGAAAAACAAAAAATATTATCTAAATTAGAAAGTAAAGAATCTAAAAATGAAAAATTAAGAAAAGAAAATAAAAAATTAAAAAAAGAATTAATTGAAAGAAATGATATTTTGATTATAAATAATAAATTTTTAATAAATTTTAAAAATTATCTTAATCAAATTATTTATTGGTATATAAATATACCAATAACAGAATCCAATAAACTAGAAGAAATTACTATTCCTCAAATTATAGACCATTATCAAAAAATTTTAGATGATTATAAAAATAAAAAATTTTATATTATAAATAGTTTTAATATAATTAATAGAGAAAAAGGTTTTATATTATTTATTAATAATTACGGATGTGTTTATGGTTTTAATATAATTAGAGATAAATGGGATAAAATTATATGTTGTAATTTATCTAAATTTCATGTTAGTCATCTACCTAAGGAGCTAAGTAATTATAATATTTATTACAATGTTATCGAAAAAGTTAATATTAATAATAATTGTTATACACAAATTTTAAATAATTATATTTTAAATAATTTTACATTTGATTATCAATCTGAATTATCACCTAATAAAATAAAATTAATATCAAAATTACCTTTTAATGAGACTTATTCACAAGAAATACGTATTTTATTTTTATATTTAAATTTTATTTATACCAATGGTTAATACTTTATTTAATTAAATATACAAAAATTGATAATTATTTGATTTTAATACATATCACTAAAATCTATTAATCATAAAATGGAAGCATGTAATAAAGGTAAAATTATACATAGACGTAAATGTATTAGAAAAGAACCTTCTGTTATTATGAATCTTGCAATAAACTCCTTCAAAAAAACAAATGATTTAGCTATAAGCAATGCTATTAATTTTACAGCAAATATTGCTCTTTTTATTGCCCTATATGATTATTATTCTATGAACAAATCTGATGATACTAAACATATACTACATGCAGTAGATAATGATATTATGTATTTTAAAGAAAAATTTAATAGTATATATTCTATTCGTAATTATAAATATGAAATTCTCAAGACACATATAAATGATTTTAATAAATATATTAAATCAAAAGACAATCTTAAATCTGTCAGCATGTCAGAAGAAACTATTAATGATATTAAGTCTAAAATTATTAGTATCAATAATGAAATAGAAATATTTAATTCTACAAAACATTCTATGAATGTAAATATAAATACTATTAAATTGTATAGAAAAGTAAAAATTATATAAACTTATAAATAAAAATACTATTAATTATTTTTTATATGACCAAATATTTTCTTCTTTAGAATCTTCAGACTTATGTAAAGTCATTCTAGTTTTTAATATATATGTTTGTTTTGTAATATATTTTTTAAGTTTTTCAATAATTTTTTTATTATCTAATAAATAAATTGTAAAATGTATATCATTATCATCATAATCCCATAAAACATCATATGATGGTTCACAAGTTTTTTGTAAATAAATAATTAAATTATCTAATATAAGAGGATTATCAAATAATTTTATATTTGTGTCTATATATATGTTTAACTGAGGATAATAGTCATTATCGTTAATTACTTTTTTATTAGTTTTTTTAATGTTTTTATTTTTATAAAAAGAAACAGACATATTTATATTATTTGACCCATTCCAATTATATTGACCTAATAAATGTTTTTCAAAAATATTAATTATATTAATTTTATTTTCTTTTGTTAATGTACTATAACTTATGTTAATTGGTTTATCATATATTATTTCATCTCCTTTTTTATTCATATAAAATACAAAATACATATAATTTATATCAAGTATTTCTTCATTATATTTTATATATATATAATCATGCGGATAATCATTCCAATATACATCATTTTCTGATAAAGGCAAAGGAACTATGAATGTTTTTATTTTTAATTTATTAATTTCAGGTATTACTTTTGTTGTTAGTATTTTATATGTTTCATTTTTTAAAGCAATTTTTTCAAAATCTTTTTCGTCTACAACTTTTAGATTATAAAACGCAAATGGTGAATATTTTTTATTCCAAATAAATTTTTTTTTAGATTTTTTTTTTGATACTTTTTTTGATTCTTTTTTTGATTCTTTTTTTGATTCTTTTTTTGATTCTTTTTTTGATTCTTTTTTTGATTCTTTTTTTGATTCTTTTTTTGATTCTTTTTTTGATTCTTTTTTTGATTCTTTTTTTGATTCTTTTTT